CGCGTCAGGCCCTTGAGTGCCCGCCCAGCAGCCTTGTTCCATTTCAAGAACTCATCGCGGATCGTTGGATCTGCAGGATTTTCATTTACTTTCTTTAGCAGAGTGCTCTTCTTTAGGGCCGCTGTACCAACATTGTATGAAAATGATACAAGTGCATCGAACTGATTCTGTGTAACGTCGTCTCGACAAAAAGAGTCAACCGATTTCTCAAAAGTTTTCAGCATTTCCTCTAGTAGCGAGACCGCGTATGCTTCCGTGATAGGCGGGTCGTTGAGTGTGACCTTGCGGCCATCGGGATAGTATGTCGCGCCATAACCAATTGTTGGAACTCCAGCACTACACTTGTATGGCTTTGCAGCAAAGGATTCAAATTTTTTGATTAGTTCGATTCCAGCGTTTGATGTTTTTGTTATTTTCATTGGTCACTCATAGTCTCTGATCGCGACAACATAAGGAAATCGCGGCACGCCGTCTGGCGTTAGATTAAAATACTTTACTGTGGCTTGCTTTCCCACAAGGCTGCCAGAGTTTTGCAGCAGACCTCGCAAGTAGTCCCGGTCGCCCTTGATATTGGAATTAAACTGCGTTCCGGCGGCATTTTTAAATATCATAGATCCTGCCATGCCAGTCTTGTTGCCTTCGCCCTCGATCAGCCCAAGGATCTCGAACTCTTCGTCTACAAATTCTTTTCGCTTTAGCAGGTAGCGGCTGCGCTTAAACTCATACTTGCCGTCCAGACGCACCATCTGGCCCTCGTAGCCATCATTCATATACTGGGAGTACAGGGCGTCCAGGCGCTCTGTACTATCAACGGTCTCGGTTGGGACCACTTTTATGCAGTCGCTTTGCTTTATGTTGGCGCTAATCCAGGCAGTTCGTTCTGAAAAGCTCATGCTGGCGTCAGCAATATCGTAAATCCAGTACTGAATGCTAGCTGCGCTCTCTGCGAGATCGCTTTCGCCCGGTTTTGTCTTCTTTACAAGGGAGCAAATCTTATTAAAGTCGTTTGCCAGCTTGTCACAATAAAGCTCGCCATCAAGCACCAAATTTGGAAATTTTGCAAAAATTTGCTGCAGTGCCTCCTGTACATGAGGGGCACTGACTATCGCCTTGCCATTCCTTGTGCGCATGGAGGCAGCATCTACTACGCAGCGGATGCCATCGTATTTAGGCTGAGAAAATACGGGGAACTTTATATCCTGCGAGTAATCTTCGTAGTTCTTAGCAAGCATTGGCTCAATGAATGCTCGCTGGTCAATTTGGTCAATGCTTTCGCGATAGCCGCTCTCAAGCTTCTTTTTCCACTTGGCCTTTGCCTCTGTGGCAGCTTGCTGGCTATCGCTGGTCGCATTCTTTTTGCCAGAGTTTTTGCCAAAGCAAACAGTCCACTCGGACGTGATCTTTTTACCATCCAGTTGTCCGCTGATTGTTCGGAACTTATTACCTTCGACCTCTATTGTCCATACCTGGATTGCTCCGGTCTCGGTCCTGGAATACAGCGGCGATAAAGAAAAAACATTCTCTTCCACAATAAACCTCACTTGATGTCTTGCCAGGTTCGGCGCCGCGCTCCCCGGCGCCCCCGGGGCGGCGCCGCCGCCGCGCCCCGCGCCCCGCCGCGCGCCCGCGCGGGCGCGCGCGTTGGTAGGGCCCGACGCAACGCACCTTTTAAGCGTCCAACGACCCTGCGCATAGCTTTTGAAATTTTATCTGCAATTATGATAGTTGGGAATATCAGCGGAGATGCGCTAATTAGAAAAAACATCTCCGCTCGTTCTGCAACAGAATGCGGTCTTCTAAATGCAAGTGATCCTGAAAAATGAGCTTCTCGCGGCTCTATCCAAATACCTGTTTGAGCATAGCGCTTTATTTGCCAGTAAAGCAAGGCTGCATTGCCAGAAGACGGCATGAAGTAGGGAACCTTGATGCTTGAGCAGCATTCGCTTACCACAAACGTTCCCGCAGAGAAGCGCAGTTCTATGTTTTCAATGCCATGCCCGCTTGTCCAGCATGGACCGATGCTACTTATCCTGCAACGAATTTCCTCTGGCAATGCCCAGATAACAGCGGTACATACATCAGGGTACTCCAGCTCTTCGAGCTGGAGCTTGCTACCATATCTGATTATGTACAGCTCTAGTTTCATTTGGCTTGCTGCGGAAGTTGTTTTTCTTTATAACCAAGGCGAGCTAGCCGCGCCTTGGTCCTATCTACATCGAACTTTGAGTATAGTTGGGTAGGCATATTGAATTTTGGCCTTGCTCCAGATAGAAGCTCGTAGATCTCAAATCTCTTTCCAACTTGCTGAATAAGTGCGAACTTGACTCTGCCGCTTTTCATGGGCTTTTCTGCGTAATAAACAAGCGCCTTTTCACCGCGAAAAGAAATGCGAGACAAGTCTGCTTGCCCAATATCACTGGTAGCATCAGGAATCTTAAGAGGGGATACTTTGATGAAATCCAGGATACTGGAAGGGGCCTCTGGTAAAAACAGCGGCTTATCTAGATCAGACCAGAAACTAATTGTTTTGATTTTGTCTGGTTCAGTAAAGCTACGGCAAATAAGCATGTCCGCATGATCGGCGCCAGTAGCTACCTTCGTAACAATTTCATGCAGCTCGAACTTGTCTTTTTCGGCCTCCAGACCTACTAGAGTTTTCTCGAGTAGTTTGTCAGGAGCTATCTGTCCGAATGGAATTACTTCGCCTTTCATACTGCGCCCTCCAGCACGAAGTCATCAACCGATCCCGTCCACAGTGCGTTGTTGACGTAGAACTTGTCATGCAGAGCGGCACGATAATGAACGCCTCGCTCCCGGCCTATATGATGCGATCTTGAATACCTTGGCTGTAGTACCTTCATGCCACTGGCAAGTAGAGCAGTGATACTGAAATCCCAACCGCGTTTGTCATTTTCCCAGTTTGGCTCGAAGTGGGTTTTCCACTGATGACGCGTAATTCCAATGCCAAGTGCAGAGAACTTTTCGCCACCAAATACCGCCCTTGGATCTGCTCCGGCAACGCTGTCATGATTATATAGATTTAGGCAGATGTAGTTGTTCGCAGTAGGCTGCTGAAAATACCAAGAGGCCAGGCGTACCGCATCAGGGCTCAAGATAACGTCGTCCTCTAGGTAAAGAACTCCGTCAACGCCAGTGTCAAACGTGCGCTTCAGAAGCTCAAAAGGATTCTTTAAAACACCTAGTCGCTCCTGATTAACGGTAACAACCGTGCGCATAAAGTCTACGTTTTGACATACAGAAATTACTTCCTGATCTACTGGCTCTACACCAAAATGCAAAACATAATTCTCGATACCAGGATTACTCTGCAAACTTTTAAGAACTGTCTTTAGATAATCCGCGCGCTTAAACGCGGTCATTGTCATGGCTAGGTTCATAGTTCTCCAATCAGATGCTGTTTACTATAGCAGATAGTGTGCGTTCTTCGCTGTATTCTTGTAGAAGCTCGGTCGCCCGCTTGGCGGCAATCTCTTGCGCACTTGAGTAGTTCTTTACTACGTAACGGAGTTTATCCACAGCGTCATCTACATGTGGCTCTGCCCAGTTCATTGAAATGTCGAAGAACGGCGATATATCTCTGCTAACGCCAGACACTGGCGACATATTGCAGCGGACCTTGTACGGGTAGTCCTTGCCAAGCCATTCGGCTGTTGCGGCCCAATCAGTTGCAATTACTGGCTTGCCTGCTAGAGCTGCTTCCCACGCAGGCAGTCCCCAGCCTTCGCCATGCGACATGCTAAAGTGAGCATGCGATGCGGCGGTAATTGCTTGGATATTGCGCAGCGACTCTATTTTGCAATTAACCTGTATATCTGGTTGCTTGCGCACTTGCATGCCTGCTAGCATTGCATTTATGTCTTTTGTTACAGCAGCATGGGATGCCGCTGCATTCGCGTTGACATGAGTCTTTATAATAAGGCGCACGTCGGGGCTTCCGTTGAATGCAGCAACAAATGCCTTGATGAGGTTATATGGATTCTTGCGCTCGCTCCACTGAAATGAAGCCAGGAACGTGAACTTGCTGTCTGCTTTTTGCTGAAGAGCAGGCGCCTCAGCAATAGGCGTTATCACCCTTACCGGCTTAAGAACGCCGGATCGCTCCATGACAGCCTTATTCCATTCTGAAGTAGTCCAGCAGGTATCAAAACTGTTTATAAGTTTTGTCCATTCTGGTGGTAGGCGGTCGGCCTCAAATGTGGTATAGCCAATATTACGACTTGCTCCCGCTAGCCGATGCCACAGGGTTGGCACCATATTTACTACGGTAACATCTGGCTGATCTAGAAACTTTGCAGCTAGCATTTCACTTGCTACTGTGCCGAGATCTGCGCCAGTAGATTGCATATCGATATCGTGGCAGCCAACTTCGCCGGCCTGCTTAAGGGCAGGCCATATAAGACGAGCCATTTGTGCATAGCCCATCTGGCTTTTAATTGGCGATACAAAGTTAATCTTTTTCATTCTTCGGGATTCTTTCGCGGGCGTCCGCGCTTTTTTACAAGAACTTGACCGAGATCCGGCTCGTCGCCGTCTTCCTCGTCATCAAATTTTTTAAGGTCTGCTACGATTGTCTTTATCTTTAATCCGGGTCGCAGGCGAAGGCGTAGTACTACTTCTTTGCATTCAGCAGGAGTCAGTGTGTGCTTGGATAAAACTGCCTGAGCCTCAGCCGTATCAAGAGTAACCCCCAGATCTTTGGCATATGATCCAATTATATGAAGACATGTCTGGCTGCTGGGGCACGCAAACTCAAACTTCTCGTCAAAGCGACCTGGCCGCAGCAAGGCCTCTCCGATCACATCGGTATTGTTTGCCGTAGCAAAGAATGTTATATTAGGATATTTTCTCTTGAGATTTTCTGTGATATAGAGAAACTTGCCTTCGAACTCTTCGAAATTGACGCGATCAAAATCGTCAAACAGTACCATCTCTGGCTTTAGCAGCGAGAGTATTTGCTCGATCTCCTTATTCTGAATTTCTTCAAGGAAAGACGAGTCTACTTTTACAAGCCTGCTACCGAATGACTTTGCTATTTGCTCTGTCCAACTGGTCTTGCCAGTGCCCGGCTTTCCATATAGCAGAAAGCTGCGGCTTATTCCCAGGCTCTTTGAAAGCTTGATGTAGTCTACCATTTCAGCAGCAGATCGCTCGGCAAGCTCGGTATAGGAGCCTAGCTCGGGCAAGTCTGTAATCTCTACGTCAAGGCCGCCCTGCTCATCAGCAGAATTGCCATAGGACAAGTTGATGCCGTTTTTAAACTTGTTCCACAAGAAGTCGTGGATCAGGTCAGACTTAAACCCAGGAGATAGCCAGTACTGATTTGCAATCTCATCAGCCTGAGCATATACATCATACGACTTAACCTGAGCTACCTGCTTTATCCAGTACATGGATGAATTTTCGTCAAAGGTAAGCTTGACAAAGCTCATTGTATCGTACTTTAGAACGGTAGTCAGCGGGTACTGGGTTGTCACCCCCGAGCGCAGCAGCAGGCGATGAAGCTGTCCGTCATGGACCTTTAGCTCATGCTTAGCAGCATAAAAGTTAATCGGATTCGTGAACTCTATATTAAGCGCATCTGCTATAACATTAGCGCCTGCTAGTAGTGCTGAGCCTACGCTTATTGGATTCTTGTTATGAGTCAGGTTTGCAGTGATCTCCAGCAGGTTGTTGCCGAGTGACGAAGCCTGCTGCACGTATGGGTGCCCCAGCACTTCGCCGGTTTTCTGCTTAAGCTTCTCAAAGAAAGTTTTTTCTGCCATCACTTCTCCTGCTGTGCCTTGATGTCTTGGCCAATAGCGCCAGACTGCAAAGCCGCCCTCAACTTTTCCCAAGCTCCCATGCGCACTGCCTTGGCAAAATATGAATCAATGCTTTCCAGCATGAATCGCAAGCTGCCGTCAAGTACATATGTATGAGCCCAGTCATCTTCCGATCTTACCGCGCGACCATATGCCTGCACAAGCGCATTGCGGGTCGCCATCTCATATATTCCTGGCATAGCATTATTAAGCGCTTCCATATAGTCAGATCGCGCAGGAAATGGCAGCTTCAATATTACTTGGAATCTGCCCAGGTCCCCTGCTAGATCTACGCCTTCCATCATGGATGGGCTCACCAGTACGGAGTCTGACTGAGCCTTGTGTGCAGACAAGGCTAAGCTTTTGTTTGCGCCCTGCTCGACCCATGTGAAGCGCTTGTTGGTGCCATACATAAGCTGCAAGGCATTAAAGACTCTGTAATTCGAGGTATGTATAATCCCACGCTGCTCTTTATGGCGCTCTAAGATGGCATCCAGCAGCTTTATAGCTGGCAGCTCCCGCTCGAATTTTGTAGAGTAATTTATCGTAGGGATATCTTTTGGAAAGTAAATCGGCCGATTCTCTACGGGAAAAGTAGACTCCAGATTAAATTCTGCCGTCAGCTCGCCGTCAAGCCCCAGTACCTGCGCAAATTTAGCATCTATGGTCGCGGATAGAAAGAATATTTTTTCAAACCGCGAGAGGAACTTGTGAGCAATACTGTGCGGGTAAATAGGTTTGATCTGAACCTTGTCGTTTTCCGAGTCAACATAGAAGTCGCCCGGCAAGCGCGCCTCTTGAAGAATGGCAGAAACCCGATCTGCAATTTGCTTGCACTGCTCTATCGTCTTGGCATCCGATGATACCTCTGCTCGAATCGCCGCTGCGCCTCGTACCCGCTTTAACCAGTCTACGTAATTAGTCTGATTAGGCAGATCCTTTATCTTCAGCAGGGCAATAATCCGCTTAGTAGGAATCTCAAGCGAATAGAAGTCCAGGACCTTGTCTATGAAGTTGTGTGCCTCGTCTAGGATGATCGCTTTTCCGGTAAAGGCACTAGAAAAAGCGAGATCGTAGTTAAGGATACCTCCAGCAGTATGCGGTAAAGCATACTTCTTCTGGTAATATTCGCAACGATTGTTATTGGCACAGGCCTGCCGTAATTCGGCCTGGTTGTTCTCGGGCAGGTTGTATTTTGCCTTGCCTAGCTGAAGCAACTTCTTGCTTCCGCATGGCGCATCAGACATACTGCCGCCAGATATCGTGCATGAGTAGTTGCTCTTGCCCTTGAGCACAAATTCTGCATTAAATACCGGAGTACCAGCATATTGATCTTGCAGCAACTTGGTCGCAGTAAGAATATGCGCTTCGTGCCGGCGAGAGAGGGCAACTGCTATGCCAGATTTTCCACTGCCTGTGCGGCCGCGAATAATGAAGTATTTCTTGTTCTCGTTGCTATCCAGATTATCTAGCAGCTCTTCTACGCCTGGGCGAAAAGCAGGAAATGGGTAGTACTCTTTTAGGGGTTTCAAATTCCTGCCTCTGGCCCTTCAGTTTGTTCCGCTGCTACCAAAACCACCCGTGCCACGAGTATTGTTGCGGGCACGACTAAGCAAGTCAAACTCTTCTTCAGAAACCCAACGCGCATCCATCTGTTCAAGGCGCATTGGAATAAGCTGACCGACTCGGTCGCCGTGTTTAATTGTTACTGTTTCATTTGATGGTGGCAGATACTTGCCGGCTAGCATCATCGGGCCTTCGTAGCCATTGTCTACTACGCCCACAAGGCACGCGAGATGCAGCTTGGTAAAGGTGCTGCTGCGCGGATTAAGCTGCAACCACCATCCGGGCGGAGCGATTACGCGAACGCCTAGATCAATTTTAACAGCCTGATCTGGCTGCAAGGTAAGCGACCCAGGTTCGCCGTTCTCGTCAAGAATAACCGCTCGCACATCGAACCCGGTATCGGCTTCATTCTGCTTTTTAGGCAAGAATGACGCATCAATGTGAGGGCTAAGCGTCGAACGGCAGAAGTGGAAAACAGGCTTTTCTTGTGTGCTCATATTTAAAACCTCGATATCATCATTGAAAAATAAAGTGTTTCGCCGTTTACTGCATGGCCCACTACATCGACCTCTCTGCCATCAAGTAGGCAGGGATCTGCGTCTTCTAGGCCCGACTCAGATAGCGGGCACAGGCGGTAGCGTTTGCCATCATGCGTATATAGCCACAGAGTGTGCACACGCGAGTTTTTTATTTGCATTACGTGTGCGCGTACTGTTCCGCGCCATGGCATAGAGCGGCTCTCTCGCTCGCTTCCCCATGCAGCGTATACATCTGCTCTGGCTTGAAGCGGGCACGAGGCATCATGCCAAAGCTGGCGAAGATAGATGTCGTCTTCTTCTAGTTCTGCCGTCCATGTGTCCTTGCTGCATATATCGCAGCATATCGCCTGGTCGGCTATATAAAGGTATTTCGCTAAGTGCTTTGCAGAGATCATGGAATATCAAGAGGATCAACCCAAGTGTCGTCCTCGTAGAATGTGTCTTTCATCTTCTGATCGCCTACTAGATTCTGTAGAGTCTGCACGTCGCCATTGACCAACTCGGTACCAATCTTCTCGTAGGTGCGATTAACCAGGGGGTCAATCTCATTCTCCATGATCTCGGCCATAGTCTGGTAATTAACATGCGTATTAAACGTTCCAATCCTGCGAGTATACGCCTCGACTTCGCCGCACTTGCTGCAGCTAACTGTACGCTTGCTGTCGTGATTAAAGTAGTGCTTTTTGCTGAAGCCGCACTTATCGCAGCGGTAGAGATACTGTGGCATTATGCCTCCTCATCAGGCAACTGGGCCTCCAGTCGCTCGCCAATTAAATTCAGAGAGACGTCGTCGCGGCCAGCAACGCGCAGCGCAAAATCTTTGTACTTGCTATCAAATACCTCGAACTTCAGGAAGACTTTGTCGTTCTCACGATCCCATTCAACGCACACCAGATTTGCAATTTGTACGTTTTTCATTCTTCCTCGTCCGCTAGGTCCGGCAGCATGTTTTGGAGTGCGCAGAAAAGCCTACAGCTTATTCTCTCTTTAATGTCTTTTACAAGATCGCCTTCAAGCAAATCCATATCCACTAGCATTATATTCGCCAGGAACTCAATTGCTGAATCTCGCACATCCTCTATGGTGCTGTGCTGATTTGCATTTAGCTGAAGCACCCAGCTAAGCTTGCTATTTGCGTCTTTTAGCGTTTCAGCAACAGGGCCGGAGCCAACTGTTCTTACGCTAAAGCGCAATAACGGATCAATTACGAGTACGCCACGATAAGCATCCAAGTAAGTATTTGCTATATTTATTATGTCTGCTTCGTTCAGCATCTTCGCTCCGGCGCCCTTCTAGATCGGCAGGGGCCGCCTTTAGGCCCGGCGCGGGCTGCCTGTTGTCTTGCCTTCTACTTCTGGTCGTAGCCTATCTATTAGCTGCTGCAAGTACTCTTTGCGTTTATCTAGTTTGAAAATCGTTTCCAAATGAACTCTTACTGCCTCCAGCTGGTCGGCAGATGGCTCAAAAGACGCTTTTTTGGAATCAGCAGATCGGCTCTCGATCCAGCCCTCGGGATGGATGTTATCAACAATTTGCTTGAGTTCTTTTTTGCTTAGGCCAAAGTATTTCATTTTTCCTTCTTTTTTGCGGCCCTGAACCGCGGAATCCGTTTTTGCAGACCGCCTTGGTAATCGAAAAAATACCGGTACATTCTGCGCTGAAGAGCCATGCCAGCATGGCTTAAGCATATGTCTGCCACTTTGCTAGCAACTAGCGGCGAATCTTCTGCAATCGCGGCCTCTGCCATATATAGCATTACACGCGGCGTGAGCATTGTTCGGAAGTCTGGATCGAAGTAGTCTTTGTTCTGTGTTGACGTGAAGTTTGGTATGACCGGATCCTGCATCCAAATCTGGCCAAGGCCGATCAGTGCGGAACGCAGTGCGCCATAGAATATAACATTTACGCGGTCTGCCGCAAACTCTTCGTCTTTGTGCGCTTTATCAAGATCAGAGCAAACGATTTCCAGCATATCTGGAATGTTAGCAGAATCTGATGCGATGTTTGGCTGCAGGGTGGCGCCTTCAATAGAGCGATCAGATGCAGACCACTGCTCGCCTGACGAACTAGGCCGGGCAATCATGTCTTCTATTGCGACCGTCTTTTGTCGCTTGCCATAATCACGATTCAAGTCATTCTTGAAAGATGTCTTTAGGTAAGCCCTGAATAGTTTTAGAAAGTCCACTTCTGAGTCGGAATCTTCTGCCTCGTCAAGGCCAGATTCAGATAGGGCTTTCCTGTGCAGCTCGCCATCATCAAACTTCTTTGCAATAAAGAAGGCCCGGGCCAGCCACTCGTCGACATAGCTGTTAATATTTGGAATTCTATAGCCGCGAGCCACGTAAAGAAACGTAGGACGCATGGCCTGGAATATATTGTGTACTTCGTCTACAAGCTTTATGTTGTCTGGTTTTAGCATTGCTCCCTGCTTTGGATTAGGTAATACTTTACTAGGCCTAGCGCTAGGTTGTCTTGTTTTTCTGCTGATTGCAACTCTTGCAGATAGGCGAATAGAGCGGCATATTCGCCCTCGCCTGAGTTCTGCAAGATGTGCGTTATATGCTTTAGTATCTTAGTCGACCGCAATCCGGCAGCTTCGGCATGAGCTGCATCAGCGATGACGGCGTCTATCACTTGGCGTGCCGGTAGACGATCCTGCCTTTAGTCAAGTCATACGGGCTAACCTCAAGGTCCACGGTATCGCCTATGGTTATCATGATAGAGTTTTTGCGCAGTTTTCCGCCCGGATAAGCAGTAATATTAAAGCGCCGATCACCGTGCTGAACCTCTACAAAAATGATTGAGTTGTTGACGCCGGTTACTAAGCCAGTAAGCTTTACCTTGTCGCTATTATTGTCCATGAATTTCCTTTCAAATATAAATCTTGTTGTCTGCCAAAAGAACTTGTTCGGCTGAGTCTATCCTACAGTCAGTGTCACCAACCCAGAAGTAAGCAGCTTTATACGGATTATAACTCACCTGCGTGCGGTTTGCGCTGCTCGCAGAGGAGATGGTGCCTACCACAAATGCATGTACATTCTTCTTCTTTTCCGCAAGCACCTTTGCGTGTCCAGCCGGCCTGACCACAAATGTAGCGCCTTGCAATGCAATCTGCGCAACACGCGCAATAACTAGTCCGCTTTTTACGCACTGTACAGAGAAGTTTCCTGTGTGCAGGTTTCGATATACACGAACCCTGCGCCCTTCGACCAGCTCCTCACTCATCGTCAGTTACCTCCGCAACAATTTCTTCCCCATCAGCTGCTGGCGCTTCTTCGGGCAGCGAAGCAAAATATTCATCAAGCAATTCTACTGCCCTTAAGAATTTTTTAGCCTGTTGCACATTGTGTTGTGTAAATACAGAATGCAGTGGATTTAGTCCATTTTCACCGCCGTCGTCCTGCTCAAGCAGTCTGGCGAAGTTGATTATGTCAAATCCCGGATCAGAGATGTGAGAAATAATGCCTTCGAGCAGCTTTTTCTTGCTCAATTCTTTTGCAGAGGAATATAGAGATAGTTCTTCGTTTTCACTCATGAGGTATCCAGTGTTTGATTTTAGACTCTTTAAGACAGCAGACGAGGCGCCAGTCGATGAAGCTTCCAAGGTAGAGGCCCTAGTTGCACAGATGGGTGGTGCTGCGGCAGCGCCAGATACAGGGGCATCAGCTCAACCTGCGGCAGAAATGCCGCCAAGCGCTCCCGAACCAGCCCCAGAAAGCAAAGAAGACCCAGTGCAAGCCATCGGCAACAAGCTAAAAGGCCTGCTTGCAGCCTCGGATGATGAGGGTTTGGCTCAAGACGACCAGGACCTGGAAGACGCAACCGAAGATCTGGTAGAAGGCGCTGGCGACATAGAGGAATAGTCATGGGCGGTTAGAAAGCTCTTCCTGGCATATTTTGAGAAACTTGCTGAGCACCGGACTGCGGTGCTCTGTTTTTTGCTCTGCTATATGCAGCGCACCAAAGCCGGCATTTTTAAGCAGATCAATCGCCTGCGATACTGCCTGCGTTGCCAGCAAGCCCTCTACTGTAGGCGACCGCATTATGATGCTGCCGGTTAGCGCGGGAGTAGTGACAAGAAGCTTTGCTATGTCGCGGAGCAGCTGCTCGTTGTCAGCGGAGCCATAAATAAGCTTGCTGACCTTATCAGCGGCCTCTGTCATATCTGGAGGCGGCGGCTCTGTAGCGTTCTCTAGCGCTGCCAGCAAGCGCGGCAGCGGCAATTCTTTCATAAGGGCGTAAGCTATCTTCACATTCATTTACTCACCATATCTCGCAGCATATGCCAGATTGACTTTGGCTTTATCTCTAGAGGGGAGTTTCCAAGGGCATAGCCCCGAAATCTTACCCACTCCCCGCCCTCGGCTATACAGATGCCATCGCCTGCTCCAGCTAGATTCTCTGCACCGGACGCATCAAGAATAACTCTGCTGGCAACAGCAGAAGCTGTTCTAAACGCAACGCGAACAGGGAAGTTTGCTTTTAGTTCGCCATTCAGTAGCTTTGCCGTAGGAGCCTGGGTAGCGCATATGATATGTATGCCTGCTGCCCGGCCTTTTTGCGCAAGGCGCTGAAGCGGTTTTAAGAAGTTGTCTCCGTGTTTTGCAACAAGATCAGCTAGCTCGTCCACTACAAGTAGTATTGGATCCATTTTTTTGCCAGACAGCCGATTAAGCGTCACGATGTCTGACATCTTTAGTTCGGCCATGCGCCGGTAACGCAGATCCATGCGTGACACAAGGTCATTGACTGTAGACAATATATCTTCATCTTCTGTCAGGTGTCTGAATCTGGCATCTTTACTGTACGCAACAAACTCGCCCCACTTGGGATCGATTGCATACACCTGCATGTCTTGCTTGAGTGCCCATCTAATGGCGCCGTGCATCCAGTAAGTTTTGCCGCTACCAGTAGTACCTGCAACAAGAATATGCGGTGCCTTGGGAAGGTGAATGTTTCGCGCTTCGCCTTTTGTAGTGATGCCGAGCGGCACGCTGTAGAAATCTGGTTTTCCTGGCAAATTATTGCTGGCCAGAGGAGTGTGCAGCCATTCTATTTTTATTCTGCCGTCATTGTAGTGAGCAGAAACAGTGGCCACTCCAACCGATCCCGCAAACAGCGAGAAGTCTTTTACTATCTTCTCTACTGCTGCTAGCTTTGTTCCTATGCCTGGTCGAAAGGACAGCGACCTCGTGAACTTGTTGTTCGCAAATACGAAATCCGTGCCATGTATTTTGTTTGCCTTAAGATAAGCAATGTAGTTCTCCATAAACACCATAAGCCGCGATATACGCGGCGGCCACGACCATGTCAGCTTATTCTAGTAAAGATAAAAAGCAGTGCTGCTCGTTATTGATACCGAGTCAGGACTGTTGCCGACTTCGCATTCCCAGACAACATAGCAGTCATCCGTGCAGTATACATTGAGTATTTTAACTGCTTCTGACGGAAACTTCTCTTTTGCCAACCTACCAAGATTGTAGATATATGTCTTGCTGATTTTACCAGGATACTGTTTTGCCGATATTAGCAGTATGCAGTCACGACCGCTTGACTTGGCAGAGGCTAAGCCGTCAACTTCTACCTGTCCAAAGCTGCACGTAGTCCTCCAGTGATCCTGGAGTCGCTGTACGCAAGATAGTCCGGGCAGAGCATTAAAGCAGCCACTGCCCATCAGCTTTGTCATCGCGGCCTGCTCGTCATTAGACAGGTATTTCTTTGCAAAATGCGGCGTGCTATCTTTGACAGCTATAGCCTCATCAATGGCTGGCATGTCTATCAGGTTTTCTTTAACTGGAACGAATGCGTATTTGCCCTTGCCTAGCTGAAGGATGCCGTATTCATCAGAGAACGGCAGGCGCTCACGCGAATCAAAAGTATAGCGAATATCAGCGATGTTCTTTATGGCCAAACCCAGCGCAGCCGCTGATTGCTCGAGATCTGCCTTGGAGAAAAAATACGAACCATTCGGTTCTGCTCCTCGGAGCATTTTATCCCAGCAATGCTGAATAACTCGAGCATAGTCACTCATGTGCTTTCGCTTTCTGGCTTGTATTGCCATGCTGCAGAAATCCCAGAGGTCTGTCCGGTCATTTCAAGGATTGATTTCCATGAGATGTACACGAACTGTAGTCTTGAGTTGAAGCTGAGATTTCCATAGACACCAGACTCATCGTAGCCGAAATCTGGGATAGAGTAGTTCTTGTTCCACTTTAGAGTTCCAACTTGCGAACCTAGCATTGCCTCTGGCATTCTGTTGTGCGGGTGCAAGGTAGAAAAGGTTGTCAAGATAGTGTCGCCTGACGCAAACATCTTTTCAAAAAGTCGGCCCTGCTCCGGCATTTCCTCGGTCTCAGAAACAAGAACCTCTACGTGAGAAAGACTGCGGCTTTCCCAGTCGACATGATAAACTCTGGTTTCTGCTTTAGGTTCTTGGTCCACTCAGAACTTCCTTTAACGCTGCCACAGACTGCGCCGGCTTCTTGCGGGCCTGACGTCTCCAGGCCTGATAGTGATTCACGCTGATCACGATCTTGACTGATCCGGCATACTTGCCTAGCTCGCCACAAAGGCCAATGTCTGTTACATCCGCATCGACCAGCTCGCGTGAGATAGAGTACTCCATTAGCTCGTGAGTGGCAGAAGACCATGGCGAGTGATATGATACGCCTACTGAAATCAATATCGACGTAATCTCGTGCGGCTTTGTGCCCCACCTATTCTTACGGGCGCGCTGAATGGCGTAGTCCATTCGCTGGCGGAAATCTTTTTCTGGCCGCAGCTTTACGCCAAGCTTCTTGGCAATGCAGCTCACGCTGCTAAAAGCAAGACTGATCGCTTCTTCTGTCTCTTGATTATATAGGAATGACTTAATCTTCATTCAGCACTCGCCCAATTCTTTGCCGGCAGCTTTACACGTCTCTTCATAAATAATGTGCGAGCGTTCGCCGTTCTTGGCATACCACTCTTTTTCATCTGCGATTGCCGTAGCGTCTTCACGCAGCACTGCAAGAAGCTCCTTTGCTTCTTCGCGATCTACAAGAATGTTGCAGATTTCGGAAGAAACAACTGCAAGCTCACTGGACCTTGCCGCGCAGGCCAGCTGAAATTCTAGCGAACTTCTGTCACAGATAAGGTACTTTAGATGTTTGTCGCCGGCTTTAAGATCTCGTCTGTCATTTGGATCTGCTACCGGATTGCTTTCATCAAATACCGGCTGAGCCTCAAAATACTTAGAGGCAGTCTCGATGTTTTCTACGTCATGGAAATAGGATGTTAGCGCCTCTTTCCTGAACGAGGCCCATACGATGCCTTCAAATTTTACTGCATAGCAACCGTTATTGAGAGGCTTGTTTTCCGAAAACTGCATAAAATGCTCCTAAGCTAAATGTTGTGCGAGGATCTATGACAACCCATGCCCAATTTTTTTCCAATTGTATCTGACCAATCCGACCTAGATCTGCCAAAAGCGCGTTCATGTGGCGCTCAGGCTTTTTCCAGCCGTAGGCATACCATAAACCCAGATAATAATGCGACAAGGGGTTGCCTAATCCGTCGCCTATGATTGTTTTTTCTGTCCCTGTTTCTGGCTGTCGAAACCAAGTTAACATATGGGAACTTCTCAGCCAGCGGCTATCCGTCTGAATAGGCTGGATTCCCTGGCCTATGCTGGCCTGAAAAAGCGGAAATCCAAGCTGCTGACCGGCGGTCCGAGCAATGTCAAGCAGCATTACCGGCTCTTCGCTGCCGAAAATCAAGCGCAGCAAGTAGTCTGTATCCCTGTTAAGTAGAAACTTTCCTAGCTTCATCGATATACAAGCTTACCGCCCCTATATCAAGAATCCACTCGAACTTACTTAATGCATCAAACGTCGAGAATGCTTGTTCTACTTCTAATGAGGCAGCTGTTTTGCTTAACTTTCTAACGCGCATCATATGCGCCAGCACTTGGTCATACTTGCCTTGCATCGACCAAAAACCTATGTGACATACCATATGGCAAGACCTGCAAAGCGGCTGTATTTTAACCAGGCTCTGCTTGCCTGAGCTACTGCCGGCTTCTATTGAGTATGACCAGATTTCGTGACAATCTAGTGATCGTGGGCGGGCACGGCAATAGCCGCACTGCTTACCGTGCTTAGCGAAAACTCGCTCACGCAGCGCCTTCCATTCTGAAGCGCTAAGTATGGCGCGCAGATTTGAATTCCAGGCAGAGCTTGGAACTAGCTGCGGTCCGCAGTGATCTGCGTACTCATAGGTACTTGCGGACATAAATAATCATAGCCTTGGCAAGTGCGATATGCTGTCTATCGGCTTTGATTTTTACTTTCTTTTTCGTATCCGCTCCACCCAGGTCGATACTCCAAAGCCCATCCCTGAACTCTAAGCGACAATCCTCGCCAAGTACAGAGACTGCTTCTAGTACACGATCTGGAGCAAGTACGGAGCCAGACTTCTCGATATTTTCCATGCGTTTGTGCGCAAGGACATCAAGAACATACCTTCGCTCCAATTCCTGCTCGTCTTGGAGCTTTATAACAAACTGCTGTTCAGCGCTACTGATCATAGTCAACCCCTTACTTATCAGTCACTCAAGAAATTAAGTAAATCCGGCATAAGCTCAGCACCAATCTCATCTTCTAGACGAGAGAACAGAGACTTATCAAAAAGATAACCCATGTGATTTGTCTGGCCGCAGTGGACATTGTACTTGTGTGAACGCGAACTCAGGCTGAGCTTTACAAGCTTCTGCTGGTCGTCCTTTGACAAGGCCAGGTAATGAACTTGATCTGGAACGGCATCCACGAAAGCTTTTACATCTGCCAGCGTCATTACTCGCAGCGTTGTCGGCTCGTTATATGGATTCTGCTTATCGCGGATAACAAAGGCAGCTCGCAGCTGGCCGTCCTTGACGGCAAGCTCTGCCATGACTCCAGAAACAGCCTCTGACGCGGTCTTCTCTCCGTGGTTCATCTGCAATCCCTTTCTGCGATTGGTTCGCGTTGCGCCGTTCAGGATCGGCCGGGGCGGGCTTTAGGCCGGTCGGCCCCACCTATTTGACAAATGCTGAGCCGCCATCTAGCGACGGTATCCAGCGCCACCATTGGGTTTTGTTGCCTATGTCTACCTGGATACCAAGCGGCTCACCGGCATCAAATACGGCAGAAACAGTGCCAATTATGTAGTCAGCATCTGTTCTAAATATTAGCGTTATTTTTGAGCACTTTATTAAGATGGTTTGGCCAGCTTTTATTTCAGATAAGGCGATTTGCTGGCAGAAGTCGTGCATCATAACCTCATCTAAATCGCCAGATTATTGATTGATCAGCCTGTATAGGTAAAAGTCTTGCCTTTCTCTTTAAAGCCCCAGGCGCGGAATCTAGACTGATGCTCTTCTGCATAAACTGTCGCAATAATACGGCAGCCTTTGAAAGAGAACTTGAACATGCTCTCTACCAGCCATGCCGGCCGTACAAGCGATGGCGACAGGCCCAGTACCATGAGATCGTCTTTAGTGCGAACTTGAATGCCAATATTGTTTTTCCTGGCATACTCGACAACATCATTGATCTTTGGATGAACAGGGAAGTCCTGCAAGCTATTGACAACAGTATCAATGTCTTTGCTAAGGAACCATTCTACAATCTTCATTTCTTGTACCACCGCATGACCTGTAGGCCACAGTTGTTTTCTTCTATAAAACCAAGATTTAAAAGATCTTCAGTCGAGAATTTATCTAGAGAGTCGCTAGGCGATACCTCTAGATATGAGAGGCTGCTATTACCAATTGTTTGCAAAATAGGCTCTACGTCTTGCGTAGCTCTTGAATAGCCCTTGCCACAGAAAATGCCGCGCAGGCATATCCATGCCCCGCAGCCTGATTTCATATCTAGGTCTATTATCCAGCCAGACTTTTCGAGTATATCTAGAATTTTATCGTGATGCGGGTGAATGGGTAGTCCTGGGTTTATGCGTAGTAATTCTACTTGATCATAAAGGACTACCCATTGCACCAGCTTCATCACGTTTCCCAGACTGTTTTGCGCAGCAGCAGATCTGGATATTCGTTTTTCAGCCAAGTCATAAACGCTTTGATCTGACGAATCAGGTAAGCATCTATGTTATTGAGGTCTGTCTCAGTCGATGCGCGCGCAGTCTGCATATCTGTTATTTTATTGCCTAGAGCCTGCGCGCTTGCTTTTTTTAGCGCCTCTACCCGCATCTCACAAACTATGCCTGCCTCAAATTCATCCAGGCCAGCTAGCTTCTGCAGGTTCTGCCTAAAGTCGCCGTCGCTTTGGAGAGCGGCAAAAACAGCGTCCAGGTTTACGCAGGCCTTTAGCTTGGCAGCTTCTCGCTTTATATCTTCGTCTTGCCTTGCCAAAGATGCTCTCAGCATCGCGGCAACAGTTTTACGACGTACAGCTACCCAGTCTCTTATCACGTCAGCGACGCCAACCTGCTTGGGCACGAGCGAATCGCCGTCTTCATAGAGGCAATTCATGCGATAGCTTATTTTTTTCCTGAGCAGCTTGCGTACCTTCTCATACGCCTCATCAGAGCGGTACTCTATGACGATCCTATCGCCGTTTGCGCCGGAGGTCTCGTTGCGCGTGGCCTCGATAACACCTGCATCCTGTAGCTCGCCGCACTTGCTAAGGAAGCCTGATACGCTAAACTCAGGAGTATAGCCTGTGATAACGATCAGCTTGCGGTCTCCTTTTTTATCGAGATGGTGCTTGCACTCATACAGGAGCTGTCCGCATCCGGCTGCAAGCAGCTCCGCAACCTCTTCCTTTGAAGAAAGCAGCGTACAGGCATTTCCATCTGGAGCCTTGATATGCCTGGAGGCCTTCTTTTCATTGCCACTCGACAGGTACTCTAGAACGGCAGCGGCAACCTCTAGAATGGAAAATCCAGGAAATTTACTGGTAATTGCCATGGCGATACCAGTGCTGGAGTTAAGCAACAGCATTGGCAATATGCCCGGCAGATAGCGCGGCTGGTCCCGTGTGTCATCGTAGTTCTTTTCGTATGGAACTACCGACATATCAGGAAGATCAGTGATCAGGCGCCGCGCCAGAGGGTGTATTCGGCTCTCTGTATATCGAGCGCTGGCCGCCTCTGTTGTTGCTCCACCAAAGTTTCCTTGGCCCTCTACGAGCGGATGCCGCTCATTTACCATTCCAACAAGAGAACCGTACGCAGCTATTTCTCCATGCGGAGAGTAAGATGCAATGCAGTGACCTGTGATCTTCGCCGACTTAATAAACTTTGAAGTGCTAAGATCTACACAGCTCCAAAGCAGCAGTCTCTGGATTGGCTTCAGGCCGTCCTCTAGACGAGGCAGTGCTCGATTCTGTATTACCTCATCGCCATAGTGCTTCATGGCGCGGCGAACAAAGTCTACTGCCGACTGCTCGACTACTGCTGCTGGAGGAGTGGCCTGTTTTTGCTTTTTAACCATTATTAAATCCCAAGAAGTTCTTTTCTGCCGGCGATATCATCGCCCATGACCCGTACAATCTCTTCTACATCCGCAGCCTTCCATGCCAGCTGGATTAGCTTTCTTGTACCGCTCATTGCGTACTCTGCAACCTCATCAGGATTGGCTTCGCCATGGCCCTTCAGGCGCGTAACATCACACTTAGCGAACGCCTTGCCTGCTTTGGCCTTGATGTCATCCAGTGTATGTCCAAACCACCTAGTCCGGGTGCCTGGCAGAGAAGCTTTGTATAGCGGGGCGTCGACTGTATAGATCATGCCTTTCTCAAGAAGGCCAGGCATGTATTTGGCAAAAAGACTAACTATCAAACTACTGATGTGATGCCCGTCGTGATCCGAGTCGGACAGAATAATAACCTTGCCCACTCTAACATCGCCTATGCTGAACTTGGATCCAAAGCCGCCGCCGACCGAGGCAACGATTGCGGCGATTTCCTCGTTAGCGATAGCCTCTGCTTCCGATGCCTTGAATACATTAAGGATCTTGCCTTTAAGTGGCAGGATTTCTTGATGTCCGGCATCCCTGCCTTTGACAGCAGACCCAGCGGCGCTATCGCCTTCAACCAGATACAGCTCGCGCATATATGGCTTGCAGTCGGCCTCGAACAGCTTGTCTGGCAAAATGCCACGGCTGTTTCTCCGCGTTGTCTTCAGGTCTTTAAGGGCTGCCTTTAGGTCCTTCTGTGCTTGCCTTGCCTCATATGCAGCAATCGCCGTTTGCAGCAGGGCATCTACTGCCGCAGTATTCCTGCGTGCCCAGCTTTTAAGATGCGGAGCAGCTGCTTCTGATATTATCTTGGCCAGCCCCTTGTTGATCAGCTTTTCTTTTGTCTGCGAGGAGAACTGCGGATTTGGATGACTTACGTGTACAGCATACTGCAAGGTATCCGTAAGCTCTTTGGCCGAGCATTTGTTCTTGCAGCGCTCTAATAGAAACTCTGTTAGGGCCGATTCCCATCCGGTTGCGTGCTGACCGCCATCGGCCGTCCTACTAAGATTCACAAGCGAATTTGCTCGTCCCTCGCTACCCCAGCACCATGCCACTGCAACGCTGGCTGCTTTTGTTTCTCCGGCAACATCAACCTCGATATCAAACGCAGCAGAATACGGCTGTTCAGTCCCTAGTACGCCAGAAATGCCCAGGCACTGGAATTCCTTGATCTTGCCGCAAAACTCCAGGCTTATCTTGGTCTTGGGAAGTAGGTGGGCGGCGTCAGACAGCCGCGCCTCGATTTCCTGCATATTGAAGGCAGTAACATCTTTAAAAATCTCTTCGTAATCCGGCGTGAAGCGCACGAGCGTGCCGCGCTTTTCTTTTGTCTTGTTGTCTGTGACGGTAGCATCTTTACCTACCATCTTGCCACGAACAAAGGCAACGCTAGCCGCTTTCTTGCCACGATACGATTCTGCGAAAAAGGTTTTTGACAGAGCGTTAGTAGCAGTTGAGCCTACGCCGTGTGTGCCTACCGATGTCCCATATGTATCGTTATTGAATTTTCCGCCTGACTTAGCTGTGCCGAACACGGTAGCTAGCGTACTGATGCCGGTCTTTGGATGCTTCTCATGCGGAATGCCGCGGCCATTATCAAACACTTCTGCGCTACGGCCGTCATCTGATATCTTTACGTGAATTCTGGACGCATGTCCCGCGATAGCTTCGTCAATAGCATTATCAATGATTTCCTTTAAAATAATGAAATGACCTGTAGCGTTGGCGCCCCCCACATAAAGGCCTGGTCGCAGGCGTATGTGCGCAATGTCGTCCAGTACTTGGATCGAGCTAGAGGTATAATCTTTATTCTTCGTCATCTATTCCCTCGAGATTCTGGTGCAGTTGCATTACAGCAAGAACAAAAGCGCACTGGAATCCAGGCATCGAAATCGAGTTATTTGTGAAACTGCAGAGCCTTGGCATTAGGATCAACGTTGCTCAGGTCGGTGTCGGCCAGGCGTTTATTAGCAAATTTACTAACTATAACTACTGGCTAGATAGCGACGTAGTGCTTGACGGCTCAAAGATAATGGTTCTTGAGATCTGGGTAAACAATCGCAAAATCATACGTTGTTTTCAAAATACCGCAAGTCGACTGCTTTTCTGCGAAATATGCAGCTGGCCTAACAGAGGCAAGAGACAAATAATCATGGCAGACTTCTGCGACGAAGGCTTTACTATTCCCAGTGGAAGTTTGCATGAAGTCTACGAGTACATATTGCATCGCTTTGATTGCGCTGCCGCAGAGCTGACCAGGCCTGGCAGAATCCGCAACATAATCAAAAAGATAAGAAAGTATCAAGACTTATCCTTCGCTGGCAGCCTCGATCAGTTCAACTAGCGTAGGGCGATTTATAGCTTTGACTTCAAAACCACCGCAGCGGAAGAACGTCGAACCTTCAGTCCAGATTTCTGTTACATAGTCAAGATGTTCGAGAGCCGAACGATAATTATCTGTTTCTGGCAGGAAGGCAAAAAACAGAGTCCACGTCGCTGGTGATCCGCTTGCGTTATAGGACTTCTGAATCTCGCCTGTGCTAGAGCAGGATAGGATTATCCTGCCGTTGTACCCTGGCTCTGATATTCCCCATTTATAAATACTGAGTCCATTCACTGTTTTCTTAAGCGATTCTGTATTGCAGGGATCGACAAACATGTCGATAAAGAAGTGGAGATCCCTAAATACAAAATCGCTTAATTTCATAATTGGATGCCGAGTGCATCTAAATACGGAATAAAGCCTAGATTCTTGCCCTTGCATTCCATCTCTATGTCGCATTTGCCTGCAACATAGAATGCTTTCTGGTAGTCCGGTATATAATGAATCGCCCAGCTGTGCTGCCGGCGCTCTGTAAATGAGCCGCCCTCCATGCCCGGCTCTGTATTACTCAGGTGCTGTAGCGGCTTTATGCCGCTGGGCCATGTCCCGGCGGCTGCAAGCATTGCAGCTTCGCCGCTCATACCGCCATCATTAAATGCATGATGATGCGAGTCAAAAACAATCGGAATGCCTGTCTTTTCTGCCACTGGCAGCAGATCCGCCACAGACCAGCAATTCTCGTCGTTTTCCAGAGTTAAGCGTGAGCGCACAGCGGGCGGTAGTGCATTTATACCAGCGACCAAGCGATCAAAGGCGCCACGCTTTCCACCGTGAATATTTATTGCAAACTGTGGCGTTTTGGCGCATCCCAGGGAGTCCATCACAAACGCGTGATACTCGAGCTCCCGTATTGAGTTGGCGACAACTGTATCTGAATCCGAACTAATAACCACAAACTGACCGGGGTGGGTTGTCAGACGCATCCCGGCAGCCGCTGCGCCAACTTTGCTTATGGCGCTTTCTGCGTCAGCAACAAGGTTATTCAGCGGACTCTCTGCAATCTTATCAAAGAGTGGCAGCAGTGTACTGCCAATCCTGAACATCCCTACTCCAGCAGATCGCATAATAGGAATCATTCTAGCGACACCGCCTACATTGCCAAGCCAAACTTCTGCGATATGCTCTGGCGTATAAGCGCCGCTAGAGTAGCGCCCTAGCTGAAGTGCGCGTTCACCTAGGGCGTTTACATATTTTTCACCACTTTTGGTAGGTACTACATTTAACCACTGGCAGCATACTCCGAGCATTTTTCCTCACTATGCCACCTCTACGCGGTAGCGTGAACGGCCTACCTCGGACATTCTTATCTCTAGAACGCCGTTGGTTACTTTTGCTGATACTTCTGGACTACCAAACCTATGAGTAAAGCGCCAGCGCCGCTGCTTCAAGAATGGCAGCTTCTTGCCCGCCTTGACCCTGACTTCTAGCCTGGCCGGTTCAGCATCTATCTCTATATCTTCTTTTGTAGCTCCTGGCAGCGGAATGTGTATAAGCGTATTTCCATCTGCTTCTTCTACAAAATAAGTTGAATCAAAAAACGAAAGCGTATCAAACATAAATCCTCCTAGTTACGGCTTGCGCCGGCTAGGAGGATTATATTCGCCGCTTATAGCGAGTAAAGAGGGCAGCGCCCTCTTTTTTCACTTGGCAGCAGCGTCGGTCGCTGGGGCAACGGCAGGAGCCGTTGTAGTAGCACCAGCGGCGGCAGCTGGAGCGGCGCTGTCAGTGGTAACAGCGGCACCAGCGTCGCCCTCGCCCTCACCAACTACAGCGGCAGCCTCTGATACGGCGGCAGCGGCAGCGGCCTCATCCGAGCCCGAGAAGACCTTGACGAGACCGAGTACAGCAACAACAACGGCAACAACAGCAGCAACAACTTTCTTATTCATGTTCATTCCTTTTTCCTTTTATGTTCACTCACCAAAAACAACAGCCTCGGTTGAGGCGGTTGACGAATCATCGTTCGCCGGCGGTGGTACTGTGTTTACAGTAACCTTGGGTGCCGTGCGAACAGCAGCAGAGGCTCGAGCAGCTCGCAGCGTAGCACGCTGATCCTCGTATGCGGCAATAGCCCGCAGGAACTGCTCACGATCAAACAGGCGGGGCGGCTTGCCTACGCGGCCAGTGCGAACCGTACCAACCGACTGCAGACCAGCATCCTTAAGGGCCTTGTTTACAAGCAGGGCTGGCTTGCCAGTCTCCTTGACAACATCCTCGACGGTAACAACAACGTTGCGATCATAGTTCGTATCAAAAGTGTTCGACATGTGTTTCTATCTTTCTGCCAAAATGGCTCAAACTTCGTTACTAGAATACCAAGACGCTTTTATCTTGCGCGTCCCCGTGTCCACGAGGATAAAGACATCGAAGAGATTGTCTTTAACCCCTTTTGCGATCCTGTTTAAATAAGCAGCAGACCGATTATCAAATGCGAGATCAATTTCCCACATTCCTTCCTCTGCTGCCTGATGGACGAGCTGAATGAATTGATTGATATCATTCTCTAGGCCATCAAAACTCTCTGAAGAGGCGGAAGCAGCCTTTTCAGCCTGTCTTGCCTTCGCCTGCAAGCCCTGCAGGGCTGAAGTTTTATGCTGTTCCAAACTTTCAGATCTCCTGATTGATTATTGCCTCAAGTAAAGATTCTGGTACAGAATTAATCAATACATCTTCTTCGTCCTTTGAAAAGTGTTTGTAGGAACACAGGAAATGCGGTAGATGCGGTTCCTGTGAGTCGAAAAGGAAAACTGCGCCATCAGGATATACAACAGTATACTCATCAATGACATCTGGATCTGCATTCTGATAAACAATAAAACGCTGCGGAATCGAAATCATTTCCATGGCTACTCCATTTGGTGGTTGCGATAAAAAACGTGGAGTCCGTAGCGGCGGGTCGTCGCCCGCCTTACTGGATCGGCCGGGGCCGGCTTTAGGCCCGCGCCGCCTACTCTGCTTCTTTGAATGCGAAGTGCACTTCGCTTATCATACAGCTGCCTGAGGGCGACTTACCATCGTAATCTCGGCCTTCCTCTAGATACTGTAGCGTGGCGTGTGGCACGAACTCGTCAAACTTTTCATTAAGCTCTATGCCGAGAGAATCAATTATACTCAGCACTGCTTCGCGCAATCGAATAATTCCACGCCCATCAATCTGCACATACCATGGCGACGACTTGTCCCTTGGCGGAAAGCTTTTTACGCTGCCAAAATCCACTTCAAATGGCTGGAGACGCTTAGACAGCATCTCAATTGCCGCGGCAACCCGGCCCACCTCGCTTGCAGTAAGCCCTGGCATATACACCACTGATACATGCGGGCGAGTGAAGTCGTCATTCAATATGCGGCCAAAACGCGGAAATGCGCTTTCTATCTCGGCTGGAAATGTGCAATACACAAAAGCGTTGTATTTTTTCACAATGACACCATAACAGGGTAAGTTATTCGCATTTCAATCGTAGCGACCTGTAATAAAAGCCCCTGATAGGGGCGCTGCGATCCGGTGCCTTGCGCGTTCGGCTCCCGGCCTAGGAAAGCAGAAGATATGCTTGCTATTGTTTATTTTCCAAATCCCAGCCCTTTTGGCAGCCAAGATTTAACCTTTTCTTCAAAAGCTTTGCGTATTAGCAGATCATCATCAGAAAGCGACCACTTTCCTGTGTCAAGAGATACTAGATTAAGGTTTAAGTCAAGTTCTACATTAACAGGGCGCGCTTCGTAGTTCATAAAGATATGAAAATGATGCGCGTGCTTTGTTAGCATGATCATCTGTCCTGGCCCAGTTATAACATGGACTCGCTGCCCATTTAACTTTTCAGAGCTAATATGCCCCGAAAGGCCATGCTTCTCCATGAGAGAATTTATCAGATGCATTTCATGGAGCTTCATTTAAACACCCGGAATTTCACTAAATTTTTTAACAATTAGGTCGTCTATATTTATGTGCAGCGGGTTGCCTGATAACAGCGTTGCACTGATATTGTTATATATAACTGGAAATAGATCCAGCGTACGATTGAAATCAGTTGTGTTAAAGTAAGGCATAACGCGCCAGAATATATGATCATTCGCGCTTTCTAGCGCAGAAAGGTACCTTTCATCCGGCTCATAGCCCGATTCTGTTCGGTTTTTAGTTTGCTCGGAAAGAGCAGACCATGCACCATAGAGGTAGCAACAAACCGGCGAAGCGTCATGAATAACCCGTCCCTCTATAGCAGAGGCTGCCTTTTTAAGGAACTGGTTGCTTAGTGAATTGGTATATATCCCTGTGTTCAGTCTGGAGATGAGCAGATGTGCTCGCTCAGCCTCCTCCCAAAAGCGCGGATCTCGCAGGCGCGACATAAATGCTGATAGTCTCATTAGGAACGGTGCTTTGTGCAATCTTTGCTCCGGGGCGTGTCACTCAGGATCGGCAGGGTCGGGCTTTAGGCCCGACCCGCCTACTCTGGGATTTTCAGAGGTTCTAGCGTAGTAGAACTTACTACGTCAGATTGAAAATCGGCCGCGCTCTCTTTTATTACGGAAAACTTGCATATAACTGCCTCGCGATAGGGATGGAGATAAACGCCTACAACATCAGCAGGATTTATCTTGACTACCATTGCTTTCCCAACGACCCCCGATGCGAGGTATGACTTACCACCGGCAGACATCCCGCGCTCAGGGCCGCGCCTAGCAGCGCGAGAGATCTGCTTCCTGGGATACTCTACTGTCTGCCCAGGCGAGCAATCGAATAAGCAATGATCCGCATCCATGTTGTCTGCCGTTACTATCTTGTACGCAAGAAAACAACCATCTTCTGTTATAGGTAGATTCTCGGCATCCAGTAAAGATTCGATCTCGCTATGCGCCCGGCCAGATGGATTGGCAAGGCAATTGGTTGCAAACTTGGCAATTATCTCCCACGGCAGGCTGCGCTTCATACATGTCTTTACGAGCGACTCGAGTTTTGGCCCAAAGCGCAGGCCCTCGAAAGACATGCTGCCATCATTCTCAAAACCAATCTCATCACAAGAGTAGCTTTTAATGGCGCCTCGCGGATCCATGATTGTTCTTAGTTTGGATATGTTGCTGGTCTTGATGGCATCAAGAGCCTCCTGATAGCCAGGAGAACTCTTGTGTAGCATCTTTGGACCGTCATCAAAAACAACAGTAAGTCCGGAGTTTGAGACGATGTGAGAAATCATTTCATTTACCTGAGTTAGACAGTGAGCCCATAACTACCTTCATATAGCCAAGGACCATTGCTTCATTCGCAGTATTACGCGTCAGCTCCCAAGTATTAACTAGGCGCAGCATTGGAAATACCTCTAGGCACGCGGCATAGGTTTGCTTTGGCGCAGTCGAAAGATATTCGCCACGACCAAGTCCAAGGCTGCGACCCAGACGAGAAGACAGCAGCGTGCTTAGCTTCTTTGAGGCAGCGCTGCCTTCTGTGGTCTCTGGATCAAAGAACATCTGAGCACCGGCCTTCTTAGCAAGGATCATGATCCGCTTTTGCTCCGCAGACATATTGATCGCGTCGTACAGACCGGCTTGCTCTTGCAGAGCGACTCCGGCCTCACGCAATACGTCTGCCAGCAGTAGGCAACCATCTTCCTTGGCCGTCTCAAGATCTGCCGTGCGAACGCCCAGCAGGCGGGAGTTGGCGGGCAAAACTCCTGCTGTCACAAGATGATCAAAATCAGCAGCGAGATTGCGTGGCTCTGGATTTTCTCCGAAGCCTTTTGGCGTGAAGCTCTCGATCTGGATAATCAGATTTGTGTTGTTTGTGTCGAATTCCGCAGGATTCCAGTTCTTGCTTTTGGCTGAGCGCTCAAAAGCGTTTCGTACAGGAGTCAGGTAAATGGCTGCACGCTTTGCCGCATCTACGCGAGTAGGAGGGCGGCGAGGACGGACGAGAGGCTTGTCGTCATCTTCGCTAGAGTCAGCAATCTCTGGGTCCTCGCACTGGCTAGCGAATACAAAAAGATCCTCGTTGACGTTGTTTAGCAGCCAGTTCTTGGCGCCATCTACCTGAGTAGGAGCTGGGACAAGAATCGTAACTCCGCTGCGACTCTGAGCAGCAAGATGCTTGGCCCGCGCAATACCTACAGCCCGCTCCGTGTCGAGCAGAACAATCATATTGCCCAGCGGATTGATGCGCTCCTTGCTAAGTACGTCCATTGGCCTAGCTGCAAAGCGAGAACCGGACCTGTATACTTCGACAACAGAAGCAAAGCAGTGATCGTCGATGCATGGCCGCGATTCCCAGGTTTTGCCCTGCCAAGTAATCTTGTCGGCGGACACAATGCTGTCAATGCCGCTATTAGAGATATACTGCAGCTCATTGGCCTTTCGAAGTGCCGCACGCAGGTTTGTTTCCGCAAGCACTGCGGCATTTACCTTGGCGTTGGCCCGGTCTCGGATGCCGGTAAGCTTCTTGATGATCGCTTTTACTGTGGAGTCCTTGTACTCAAGTGCCTCGCGGCTAGCTGCCATTTGCAGCTCGCCAATCTCGAAATGCATGACAAGATTTGAACAGCGCCAGCGCAGCCACTCGCTGTCCTGCTGATTAAGGCGGTTGGCATTGCCCTTGGTATCCCACTGATCATAGAGCATTTTTGCGATGTCGACAGGATAGCCAACATTGCCCATGATTGCAGTGGGATCTGACTGACGATCTTTCGTGATCTTTACGTCGCCGAGGTCAATTGAAATTGCAGGCTGCTCAATGCTTACCTGGGCACCAATGATGTCCGGCTTTACGCGGAACCAGCGATAAAGATCGCGTGCACGATTATGGAAGTCGCCTACGTCAGACGAGTCAACTGGGATTACGATTTCGATGCCAGTCTCATCAGTTGACTCGCGCGATAGCTCGCTTACCTCGCCAAGTCCGCTTTCATCCAGGAATACGCTGTACGAGATCTTGGTGCCGCCACAGTGCGAGTTAATCTGCCAGAAATCAGTGTAGGCGAATGCCGACTTGCTGCCGAAGCCCATCTGTCCATTGAAGGCATTCGAGTTGCGCTTTGTCGAGGCGCCATACATGCAGTAGACTTCGCGGATGCCTTCTTCGTCAAGGCCCTTGCCAAAGTCTCGTACACGGAAAAACAGATCGTTGTGATTTGGCAGCGTAATGCGAATCGGCTGATCCGGGATGCCCGCATCAATATGAGCGTCGCACGCATTCGTAGCGTACTCGCGACATACGGCGAGTACCTTGTCCGAATAGAGCTTGCTGCGCAGTACCGAGAAGATGTGCACCATGTCAGATGCGCTCTTGATACCAAACTTTGACGAGTTAAAGTTACCGTTGCGCTCTACATCGAAACCAGTGCTGTCTTGCTTCATTTGTCAATTCCTCAGTTCATTAAAATCTACAAAGTCTACAGGATTTCCGGCACGATCAAAACACTCGGTCGTCATCGTGCCAGGGGTGATTGAAGTTATTTGTGCTACGCCGCCGCAGTCATAAAATAGCGTTTCGCTGGTAAAGGCTTCGCCGTATTTCTTTAGTTTACGGAGGGCCGGGTAATATTTTGCATATGGGCTGCCGTCATCATTGAACCAAACTACCGCTTCGCGCACGCGGCGCGGATCTAGTGATACATTTAGTCTCGATGGCGGCGCGCCGCACTCTTGTGTAACTTTATCAAGCAGAGCTACTGTCCATAGCTTCATTCAGTGAGCTCGGAATGCTACGTGCCGTGTTGTTCGATTGTCAGTGCAAAGCCTGCACTTCTCGCATGCACCGGCGGTCTCCAGCTTGCCAACTGTTGCTGGACAGAAGAAAGAATTATCTGGCTTGTCGTCGGCTTTGTTGATCGGGCCGTAAGCATGCCGGAAGAAAGAGTGGTTAGACACGAAAGCCGTTGCAGCCTCTGTGTTTGCCGAATCAGTGCTTGCCCAGCAGGTGACATTCGGTAGCGTTTTCATGTTCTCAAAGTTGAGATTGAACGAGCGAGTATAGAACCAGAAGCGCGTATTTGGGCGGGCGGCAATTGCTTCGGCCCAGACATCGACATACCATTGCGAGAAGAAATCCCCTGACTCGTGGATTCGGAAAAGTTCCTGCTTCTCGGGAATGATTGCCAGCAGGGCCTGTACGGCGCCTTCCGTATCCTGCTTGCTCTCGAAGTGCTTAAGCAGCGCCCAGTTCTTAGCAAGCAGGTTCTGGACTGCCGGCCAGGTATGGTTGCCCTTCTTGGCATAGCACTTGCTGGCGCAAACCTCTGTTTCTCCGATGCAGGCAAAAGCCTTACCGGCTGGGATGGCAAAAGCATTATTCTTCTTTAGCGAAATCTTGGCAGGGCTAGAGGCACGCAGTCCGCTTGGAAGTTCGCCATTGTCGAGGATATTCAGGATATTGGAAGTGTACTTGCTCACGGTTTGTCCGGGGTAAGAGTTGAGGGTTAGGCTAGCAATAAACTGGAAAGAACGTATGGATTTTGTGCTGTTTAAATCAGCTGCGGAAGCTCAAGAGTGCGCTCAGTGTCACATGGTATTTGTGCCTCGTCATTCTGCTATTTGGAAGCTAAAGAATGGCCTTACTAAAAAGCTGTTTTGCTCGCGGGCTTGCAGGGTTCTAAATTACCAGCGCCGCATCACAATGCCGTGCAAGATCTGCAAGAAGCCTGTAACTCGCCTGTTATCTGAACATCGCAAGTCGAAGAGCGGGAACATTTTCTGCTCACCAGAGTGTGGAACCATATGGTCAAACTACGTTGGCAAGAAGTTCAATACTCGTTCGATACTTGAAAACCAACTAGAGGAATTCATTAAAGCCGAGTTCCCGCAACTAGATGTAGTTTTTGGCGATAACAGTGCGATAGGCGCCGAGATAGATATTTACTTCCCGCAGCTTAAGCTTGGCATCGAAATCCACGGCGCCTATCACTATTACCCGGTACGGGGCGACTGGAGCAAATTTATAAAGACCTTGCGCAATGATGCTCGCAAGGCGCGTATGGCAAAAGAGGCTGGCATCAAGCTATATGTGCTAAATGCCAGCCAGTTGCGAGGAAACAGGGCGCTCGAAGCATATCGCCCGCAGGTAAATACCCTTCTTAATAAATTGCTTGAGAAATGAAAAAGGCGCCGTGGGCGCCTTTTTTCACATGCCTCTTGGCGGCTTTGGCGGGCCCTTGCCAGTCACTTCACCAGGCAAAAAATCTAGAGATCCTGGTAACTGTACCTTCATTGCATCAGGTGGTAGGGAAGCTGCCTCGTTTTTAGCAATCATCGCATCCTGCTTGCCGAATGGATCGGGCTTCATATCCAGTGCAAACAGATGTGCTTCGCCCTGGATCTCTTTTAGTCGCGCGAACATATCGTCCCAGCTACTCAGCTTGCCGCCCTTTCCTGCCTTTTCCAGAAAGTCTAGGATCTGCTGTCCGGTTACGCGACCAGCAGGAGGAACTGCAAACGGGGCGTTGCGACCGGCATCGGTATACAGCTTTGCGATCTGCTCCATCTGCTGGCGAGCTTTCTCATGCTGCTCTTTTACTGATGGAGTCTTTCTCATATCTTGTTGCCTTTTTGTTTCAGCAACTGAGCCAAAGGCTTCGTCCACTTCTTTGTCTGTCGGGGGAACAAGATGGCCTAGATTTTTAACAAAATCAGGATTTGCGGCCAAGAATTTCTTCTTATCTTCATCAGATAGATTCTTGTATTTTTCATGCTGTCTAATAAACATTATGCCTCTGTTGGGCACAAATACTGGTGGCGCGTTTAGTTCTTTGGTTATTGGAGCAGCGGCTTCTGCCGCGAAAGTCTTGATTAGACCGTCAATGCTATTTGCAAGATCGAGCTGACCTTCACTATCTGCTTCGTCTGCTAACGCGGCTAGCTTATTTAGAATGTCCTTCATGCTTTACCCCTAAGGTTATTATTTGTCGCCCAGAATTTTAAGGTTATTAGTAGCGACAACAATAAACATATTAGTATTGGGGATACTGCTGCGAACCTGGACAACCTTGTAAGGCCTTGTATCTTCTGGCTTTTCTCGCTTATGTCTGCAAAGGAGATGGATCTTTCCCAAGAGATAATTCATTTTCCTTCAACCTATTCTTCTTTTCTTTACCCAGAAACACCACCGGAGGAAAGATCCTCTTTGGTGCAAAACTCTTTATAACGGCAACCCATAGCGTTGTACGGACTCTGGTAAATCGGTATCTCAAAACGAATCCTGTTTTTAAATTAAGACCAGGGCAGTAAGACCGGTGTCCGTCAGTATATGCAATATGCAACAAGAGGCAGCTGCACTTCGCAGCTCAAACAGGCGCGCCGTGCAGCTGCCTCTTGTGCACTCAGGTGCGCTTTACGTCTTCAAGCTTCTCCTGAAGTGCCTTCTGCGCCCAGGCAATATCGCGCTGGATGGCTGGGACACTGTCAGGCTCAGCGTTGCGGAGCTCTGCAAAAAGCTCCTTCTCTAGTCGCTTAAGTTCGTGAAACTGCATACCGCGAAGATACGATGTCTTCATTTTATACCTATTTAACATGACCAGATGCAGACTGCTGCGGCAGAATTGCTTAGCAATCCCGAGCGGCTGGCCCCGCCGCTCGTCGTTCAGGATCGGGCGGCACCGGCTTTAGGCCGGCCCGCCCCTGTCTCAGAAATTGTTCTTTTTAGTTCAGAAAAAGCAAGCAAGCTAAGCTGCGAGCACAGAGCCGCGCTGTTCCAGCGGCTGCGAGATATTTCCATTCCGGCATGCTCGCTCCATACCTGCTGCCGCTCCTTGAACCAAATCCTGCCAAATTTAAAGTCTTCTGGCATCGAATTATAGTCTATGCCGATGCCGAGCAGCATCTCTATCTTATCCGCGCTTTTTTTGCCATGCAGCGCTCGGGCAGAGAAGTGCTCGCCTGCCAACTGACTAACGCTATTTTTAAAGCCTGATTTAAGGCGGGAGGCTAGATAGTCCGGCATCTGCTCGACAGAACATTCAAACGCTCTGCCATCAAATAGCGCTGGCCCGCCAATAGATAAAGAGAATGCAGTTCCGGCGGCCGATGCGCCTATGCTGCATATCTTTGCCTCTTTTCCTCCGAAAGGCAGCTGCGAGCCAGCCTCGGGCCTTGCTATAAAAAAGGCGCTTATCTCATCAGATACCTGGTAAATGAAGTCGGGCGTGAGGTTCTTTATTATGCACTCGGCTGCTGCGTGCATACCGCTGCATATGCTTTTATCAAAAGGCTGAGAGAACCGCGGATTTCGTACTAGCCCTGAGAAGCCTTTGCCATCAAACCTGGCCACAAAGCTGCTGCTGAAAATCCTACAGTCTGCGCCCTCTGCTTCTTGACTCCAGGTCATGCTTTACTCGAAGTTCTTTAGACTATAAACGTTTGACTCGGGATGAATGCCGCAATCGCGTGTGCCACCCTCAGTAAGAAACCAGTGCCAACGCTTTGGCTTCTCGGGGCGAACGTCGTCTCCCCAGCCATCACTAAGTATCCATACGGCGTCTGGGTATGCGGTTTCCTTTTCGCTCATCTCTTTTTGAATGCGCTTTTCTATGATACTGAAACTGGTCCCGCCGCCGCCATAAACCTTTGCGCTTTTGAGATCAGTATCGTACACGCGCGTATCGAAACAATACAACTTGATTTCAAACTTTCGCGGATCTAGTGTGCCAGCAGCACGAAAGAATCGCGTAGCGTAGCTAATGCAGCTGCCGCTGGTATCCAAGAAAAAAGAAACCCTGATCCTGCTCTTGCCTTCGCCTTCCTGTTCTCCGGGGGCAGGGAGGATACACTCGCCCATCATATTAGGGTCCATGCGCCGCGATGGCACAGTCCAGCTTGAGACCTCGGCATACTCTTCAATAGCGCGCAGAGACCACTTCTTGACAACAGTCTCCCACTTTGGCTTGCGACGCAGATACTTAGCCGAAGCGATTTCAAGGACCGTATTGCCTGGACTAGTCCCCGGCTTAAGGCCTTTGCCAGCTGAAGCAGCGCGCTTCTTCATATCATCATTGGCGTCGTCCTGCGCCATCTCCGCGACATCTTCTGTGGTGCCAGAGTCAAGCGTTCGCTTGAGCATGTCTGCCAGATCGCCGCCCGTAAAATCGCCCAGGCCGCTGTGATCATCTACAGTACTAGGCGTCCCGCTGCCTCCGGGCGCCTTAGAGCGGCATTTCGGATTGTCTTTAAGCAGGGCATCTACATAATACTCAAATGAGCGACCTGGCTGTTCGCCAGGCAACACCTCATCTAGCCAAATATATCGTACGCCCTCTGGCTGCACGGCATTGCGATCAAAGCCATAATGACTCTCCAGGTGGGAGTTCACGGCAATGTCCATGGCAACGTTAATTACCTGCGGATCTACTTTCTTAAGCATTTCGGTGCTGCGTACACCATGACTAAAGATAACATGCATGCACTCGTGTGCAATTGCAAATAGCTTGCCGTCATCAGAAAGAGTATTCCAAAAATCTGGATTTACGGACCACATGATCTGCTGGCCTGCTGCATCAAATGCAACGGCGCAAGTTGGAATATCGTGCGTCAGGCTCGGCTTGCCCATGGACCAAAATTTTGAGAATACGGAGTGGAAGTCTTCCAGCCGCTTTGAAAGGCTGCTCCACTCCTCGTCAGAAAATACAGCTTGGTCCACAGACATGCCTACCTCAAATCAACTTAAGTGAACGCGCAACGTCGCTAATCGTCTCACGATTAATGGCGACTTGTGTTGCACGAAGAACAAGGTCTTTCATAACAGGGTCTGAAGAAATATCCTGCTTGTTAGGCTCAAGCAGGGCAACGATCTCGTCCCTTGAAATCGTCGGCTGGAAAAGCGCGCCGAGAGCTCGCTTGAGTACCTCGGCACCTGCATTTTGCTTTCGCGCTTCTGCCGTGATCTTGCGCTGCCGGGCAAGCTTTGCCTTTTCAAGCGCACCAGCAAAGGCTTTGATTGCCTCGGCAAGCTCCTTGTCGCTTGTCTTGCTTGGAGGCGTCTTGGCAACGCCCTCGGCCATAGAGGTGAAGCGGGAATCGCCATCTGCAATCCGCTCGCAGATAAATGTACGCACGCCAGCCTTGCCGCACTTATTCACGATCTCTTCATCGCTCATCGCAGCAATAAGCTCTACTGGAAACTTGCTCTCCAGGATCTCTCCCATGACAAGATCGCGCAGATTGCCATTGCCCTGGATCTCTTTGCGCAGGTCGTCTGCATTCAGCTTCTTGAGCACAGGCAGGCGTGACATAAGACCCGACTTATTCAGCTCGGTCTTGAGATCTTTTACATTTACTTCTTTTGGAAGAACATAGTCAATATCCAGTCCAGCCTGATATGCCTGAAGAGTATACTCTAGACGGCGCGGAGATACAATCCCGCGCTTGCGCAGCTTCTCGTCAATCTTATTCCACCAGCGGTGTGCGATCTCGCCCAGTACGCCGTAGTTGTCTTTGAAGTATTTAAGAGACGGGCCATTCGGCAAGACCACCTTGATCTGGAAGCGATCTTCTTGCGCAGGGTCTAGGCGATCAACGTCATACGTGTCCTCGTCATCATGAGGATTTACCATCGCCCAAATCATCTTTAGATTTGGCATCGGCACACCATTGATCGACTTAAACTGGATAGCTTCCATCAGGGCGTTTCGCACCTTCTTGGGAGCACGATTAAATTCGTCAACAATGATTACCTGAATATCATTGTTTGCAAAAATCTTGGGGCGCACAAAATCAAGCCAGCGCCCAGATGTATCCTCGACGACTCGTGGCACGCCAACGAAGTCGACAAACGGATCCATTGTTGATGCAGAGAAGTAGGCATACTTAATACCGTTCCTCTTCATTGCAGCAAGTACCTGCTCTGTCTTGCCAATGCCATGCGCTCCAACCAGGAGCACATTCTGAGACGTGCGAATCCAATCATCTAGCAGCTTTTCAGTAAGCATTTTTAAACTCCGTGGTGGGCGACGCCCTACAGGATCGGCGGGGCCGGGCTTTAGGCCCGGCCGGGCACATCAGGTGAGCATTGGCAGGATATATTTCCGATTAAACTTTCCAAAGCTGCCGTTGCATATAATGGCTGGCTCAACCCAGCGGACACATGCGCCTTCGGCATTAATGCCAGGTACAACGCTACCAATTAGGTCGGCCCTATAGATAAACACAGCAATGCCGCCCACTGTTGCGATTCCAGCTAGCATCGGGTTACATACTGGCACACCAAGCTCTTCCACTGCCTCTCGGCATGCAGCGGTAGTCGGAGTCTCTCCGGGCTCAATCTTGCCGCCAGGCAAACCCAGATCACCGTGATTGTCTTTTCTGCTGACGGCTAGCA